AATTCAACAGAAAAAACGCTTTCAAGATCTTCGGGGATCAGGGGAGGAATAAATTGAGATTCGAAATTGTATAATAATAAATCAGACACATTCTTTTTAAAAGGGTTTGAGTTTACGTCGACAACCCCTTCTTGACCTGAATACAATGACCAGATCCAATCATCACTCTTGAAAACACTACCAATTTGTAGCATCGTCATTGGCTCCCTATCCTGCCGAAAATACACATCCCCCAACAACTCTTCGGAATGTCTCCGATACAAATAATTTATGTAATCATTTAACACAGTTCGCACTTCAACATTCGCCCAACTATCAATACGCAAAGCCGAAGCTCGCATAAGATGCCAAGCGGCATTGTCAATATGTGCACCATGCATCAACGAAGACAAAACCTTATCTGTTTCTGGACACGGTAACCAAATGCCATTAATATTTTTGAAACCTTGCGATAAAAAAGTGCACTCTGCCAGAGAGCGAGGATCCCAAGAAGGAGTTTTAGTACTAACACCAATATCTTTCCATATCCTTGCAATTCCGGTTGGATTAAACCAACTAGCACACAAATCACTTACAGTAAACGTATTATCATCACCGTACAGTGCCGCTTCAACATTGTTCATAAAATCAATATAGGTTCCAAAAAAAGGGACTTCCTGCTCATTGAAACCAAACGGTTTCAAATTGCATGCCTCTTCATTTGATTTACAAAATTTCTCATTCCGGAGCAAAATCCACGCATACGCAAACAATCTAAACAAAATCATTGTATTATCCACAATTGTATTTGCACTCCCACTGGGATTCCCAGTGTGTTTTTGAATCAAATCTCCATTTTCAAGAACGATAACGGAATTGATAACTGAATCATACACCCTTTCGACTCTCCTTTTATTGTCAACCGTCTGCTCGCGCGACATCAGATAATTCCACCTGATGTCACGTTGACCAGCCAACGATTTAACAAACAAGGACGAATCATAGTCTGTTTCATCTAGTTCAAATGCATTTGGGTGTCTGTTCAACCTCATATACATTTTATCAAATCCGCCTTCAAATTTATTCGCCCCCACAAACGACCAAAAGCCATCCATGTTGTTACGTTGATAAAATTTATTGTTCATATCCAAAAACAACCTGTTACTAGCAAAACTATGCTCTAAAGGCGATGCCGTAAAAGTTCGAACTTTACCGAGGTTAATCTTTTCCAAGGTACGTAATTCAGATTTCTGCGCGCAAGACCAAATAGGAACCGTAACAGGAGGTGCCTCTCCACCAAGTAAATCCCAGTAATCATCCAACATAGTAGAACCAGATTTAAAAAAATCAGCTTTACATTTGTAGGACAACGACCAGGGAAACCCACATGAAGTTTGCATATCCATTTCCTTCTGAACATCTTCGGAGCCTAAAACCACACTACCAGCCATAGCTGGACGAAAATGGCGCTCCGTCCACTCACCTGCTGTTTTCCAAGCAGTCTCATCCAGCAATGGTTGAGGTTTATCAT